TCAACCGATGGACGATTTATGGACAAGGGATACACCTCTCAACGGATTTAGTGTGATAGCGTCTTGCAAAAAATCCGGTGCAAAATGAGCATAGTTCATCGTTTGTTGAATATTGGAATGTCCAAGTATTCGTTGAAGTGTGATTATGTTCCCGCCATTCATCATAAAATGAGTTGCAAAGGTATGCCGTAACGCATGTGATGCCTGCCCCTTTGGTAAATCAGGTTTTAACTCTTTCAATAGTGAACGGAACTCATTGTAATCTGCGTTGAAGAGCTGGCCGGATTTCTTTGTTTTGATGATATATAACATTTCATCAGATATCGGGATTGAGCGTTTTTTCCCGTTCTTTGTTTCAACAAAAGTAACCTTATTCCCAACTATGTGCTCGCCCCGAAGATTCTTAGCCTCCCCCCATCTTGCACCGGTACTTAGGCAAAGCAGCGCTATTCTGCGTTGATCTCCTGTAGCTTTTGAAAGCAAATCAACGATTTCATCCTCAGACAAAAATGACATTTCGCTATTTTTTAACCTTAGCTTCGATACCGCACAGATCGGATTCTCACTATGGAACTCTTCCGCCTCAATTAATGTACTGAACATACCAGACAGCACAGAAAGGTCACGATTCACCGTTGCAGGCGACAAACCAGAACTTAGGCGTTGCGAACGATACTCCATGAGAAACTTGCGTGTAATCATGTAGATTCGTGGATTACTCATTTCTCTATCTATTTTATACAGCCTCAACTTTTCCTTTTCGCCATGCTTCGTATTTTGGCCTTGATACTTCCACCATAATTCGATTAGCTCAGAAAGAACCCTTTTATCTGCTGGCTTATCAACCCATTCTTTATTATGAAAATTTGCCAAGACATAGCGCTCAAACGTTTGGGCCTCTGCCTTTTTATCAAATTTGCGCCGAATCCGTTTTCCTTCCGAACCCTGCGGCCTGACATCCACCTCGTATCGACCATCAGTGAGCTTCTTAATTGACATAAGTAAGCCCCTCAATGAAATAACTATCTTGGTATGAAATATCAAAAATATAGACTTTATAGATACTTAACCAATCTTTTGGTCTGAATGCGGTAAGGTTGTTTCGTCTTGCCCACCAGGGGAGAGAGTCGGCGCAATTTGTCCGATTTCGGGAGCAGTATCTCCGCTGATCAACCACAACGCATACTTCTTAAATTTAGAGTGCTTAGCTAGGCTTGTAAGAATTTTTTCCGTTACCTGAATTCCTCTTATTTCATAATTAGTTAGGCTTTGATACGAAACACCAAGAAGGTCTGCGAATTCTTTTCTTGTGAATCCCTCTGCTTCTCGTATTTGTCTAATTTTTTTACCAATGCTTGACTCACTCGTCATATCTGACGTACCCTTAGTTTACTCGTCATATCTGACGTGTTTTAAGTGTTAGAAAATACCCAAGTAACCCTAAGAGACTCTAAGAGCCTCTAGGGGATCGGAAGAGGATAACAAATGAAAGAAGTTACAGACACATCTTCGGTTCTCGTTTCTGTTGAGTTTTTCGCTAACTACATTGGCAAAACACCAAAAGCAATCCGTCAAATGGTTGCGGCAGGGAAACTTCCGGTGATTCGACTAAAGAACCCGCAGAATTTAGACGGAGAGGGTGAGATTTTGATCCATCGTGGTGAGTGGGATGCTTACGCTAACCAACTTGCTTGCACGGCAACACCTGAATGGCACGCATGGAAAGATAGATTAGTTACCTCCAGGCCATCCGCAGCAGTGAATCGTAAAATTGCAGCAACTAAAACATCCGCTGCCAAAGCGAATAAAAAGACAATCAATCAGTATGGCGCAACAGCATGACTTACCAGTCATTAGAAAACTTAGCGCATGAGCTTATTCACCCCGCTCCTATTTGCGCACTGAACCGTATTAGCAACCACACCTATTCTTACCGTGGTTTTTTAATTACCTGCATCGAGCGCAACAAGATAAACCCGATCACCCGTTACCACGTTCGCCAGGGTGATGAGTCTTACGGGAAGTTTGACGCACTGGCGCAAGCCATTGAATACATCGACGAGCTGCACGACATTAGGAATTCACTATGAAGAAGTCACTGATTCTGCAACTCGCCAATATCGTGCTGCAAAACCATCACTTCCAAATGGAGGCTTCCCGCGTAAGGCTTAATCAGGGCCTTATCGGAAATTTCAGCTTTATCCGTGGTTGCCGAGTCATTACCGCAAATACCATTGCAAACCTGGACATGTTAACAACGTTGGCCGTGACCACTGGCGAGGGTGACGACACGGTGTACCCATTATTAAGGGATGCGACTCGCGGATTTAAATCATGCAAGGTACCGCCCGAATCATTCAATGAAGTATTGAGGGGATAAAGCCCTCCCTCAAATAACAGATTTGCGAAAGGGTTTTATTTTTATTTGATTAGTATGGCGGGAGAATATGCCTAATTTCATATTGTTCAAAATAGGAACTAAAAGAAAGGTTATTAATGCTGAGAATATAGCTTACAGCTATCCATCTATTGTTAGTGATAATACGTTATTTATCACGCTTTATGATGGTAGCCGATTTAGGGCTGAGGAAGTATCCGAAGTTAAAATTGATGGAGTCAGCCCTTTTGATGAAATTGAGATTTCAAATAACTTTAGATGATTCAGATATAGCGATAGCCTTTTCTTTGCTGCCATCAATAAGCAGTTGAGCTTGGTAACGCTCTTCACTATTTATTGGGAAGCGTTCTAATTCAGAGCGGATCGCTAGTTCGAAAGGCGTAAAGTTGTTAAGGCCAATCGCGCCTAGCTCACTCATCAGGCCCAGTATCATGGCTTGCTGAATAGCTAATTGAAATTGCAGGTCGTTTACCTGTTCTTTTAAGTTGGAAATTTCTTCACGTTCAAACTCATTAAGCATTGTTTTGGTTTTCCTTTGTGGTTGGTAGGTATTTGCACCGGGGTTCCTTCTCACAGTAGTAACCGGCGCAAAAACAGTACCACAAAAAACGCGCGCCGGGCGCGATGCAGTCCCCGGCAACTATTCATTTGATGGAGATCACTTAATGACCGCTAACCAATGCCCGTCACTGGCTGCAATGCTAACGAACGGCCAGCAAGTAACACACCGCCGCCACCTGCGTGGCTGGCTTGAAGCTCCGGACGGTCGTAGTTTTCAGCCAAAAGCTACCGAAGTGCAATTTATCAAAGGTTGTCGATTTCCATTTATGGCAAAACCCAGGGCTAAACCCCGTTGGTGGGCGCGTCTGATGGGAATATTTGCGTAGGGGGATACATGGCAAACACTGAAAAGGCGCGCGCGGTACCGCTGACATTAAAAGAGCGTCAGCACGGCCTACAGCATACCGCTGAAATTTGGTGTTTATTCCCCAACAAAAAACACCAGGGAATTATCCCGGCACTGCTCAAAGAAATGGGCGAGACAGACCCAAAAATGAAAGGTGCCATTTACTACCTTGCAGACATTCCAAGGGCCAGGCATGGATTGGAGTTTAAGGAGCTGCTACCACAAGAGCAAAGAAATATCGTTGATGCACTAAATAGATGGCGGGCATCAGCCAGTTTATTACCGCAAAGAATCACCTATATAGATTGTGATCCGTTGCCGGATAATAAAAGCGATTAAATAAACATCTGAAATTAACAGGCGCTTTGTTGCGTCGGGATTCCCATTATCTAAAAACGGGGTAATAAGAATGAGTGTTGCACCAATAAAATTGACCAAAGAGATAAACGACGTAGAACTGGTTGAGCATTTTAATAATGCTCGCCTATCTGAGCGTTTGTTATTACTTGAACGATTAGACAACAAACTAGCTAAATTAAGTCAATCCGTTTTTTCTAAAGAAGAAGTATTTAAAGAGTTATCCCGCTGGATATCAGAAGTTAAACCCGTTGCTAATTCATCCACTGAAAATAAAGAGGCTAAATAATGGCTACTCATATTAATACCACCAATGCAATTAAAGGGCTGACTTGTGCGGCTAGTAGTCTCATTCCCCTTGCTGCGCTCGATGGCACTCATGCAATCGCATTGAGAGCGCACGTCAGAAAGCATTTAGTTGCTGCCGGTCTTGAAATCGAACGCCTAAATAGCGAAGCATTCAAGTTACGGCAGAGAGTGACACATTTAGAAGAATTCAATTCTTCATTCGAACCCAAATGGGATTCTTTAATTTTTGCAATCATGGGCACAGATGCTGGTAAGAACATATGTAAAAACGGCCATGACAAAACGACTGAGTTAGCAATACAGGCAATACATAAAACCGAGTCCGAGCGTAAAGAAGCGCTGCGCACAGCGGAAGCATTTCAGGAAGCCGGTTCACATTCGCAAACAGTAATAACCCATCAATTAAAAATCCTACCTGAATATTTCCAGGCAGTTATTGATGGCAGAAAAAAGGCCGAGTTACGCACTAATGACCGTGATTTTAAAGTCGGTGATTATCTGCTTTTAGTCGAGTGGGACGGCGGAACTGATAAATATACCGGCCGCAAAATTGGGGTGGAAATATCAGATATTACCCAATGTGATTTTGCCGCGCCGAAATTAGTCCTGCTCTCATTTTTTGATCCTTGCGATGAAATTCCATTTTAAAACTGAGTCGAAAAATCATGACAACCCCATTGCGCAACCTCAAGCCCTGGACGCCAGCCGAACTGGTTTATCTACGTGACAACATCTCAGCAACCTCATATCGGGATATTGCCAATCACTTAGATCGATCAGTACCAGCAGTTCGGCGAAAGGCATTTCTTAATGACCTAACTTCATGTCGTTGCAAACCCTGGTCACCGGATGAGGTGGCCTATCTGCGTGAGACCGTCAAAACAACACTATATCGGGATATTGCCAATCGTCTGGGACGAACACCAAAGGCTGTTCAACAAAAGGCATTTGCTGAAAGAATAAATCCGTCAACGATTGGCGAACGTAACCGTAACTCCAAACACAGCGATCATGATGTAGAGCTATGCCGCGCGCTTTATGATGAAGGTGTAAAGCCTGGGATTATCGCAGATAAGATGGAAATTCCAGTCAGTGCCGTCTACCAAATTGTCTATTACCGAGTACGCCGAATTCCAACCCCCGGCAACCGTATTCAGCAATGACCAACCCACGCGGCAGAATTCAGCCCACCTCGCCACAACCTTACCCCGGAAACGATGAAACGTTTGCCGGGGTTTACTCTTGGAATAACCTCAACACCGCTATAAATCCGTTATTGGAAATCGTGCCGGCACAACGTACTCCGCTGGCCGTAATGATGGCCGCTTATCAGGCTGACCAACAAGCAGCTATTGAGGCATCACTCACTAAAGAAGAATTGAAAGCCCGCGAACGCCGCCAATGGCAAATTGACACCCTAGATGAACATGAGCTTTTTCTTGATATCCACCTTGCCCGACTGGCGCAATCACATAAGCTACAGCGCCATATTCCCGCAGCCCTGGTACAAGCAAATTTAAACAGCCAGCCGAAATTTATTCGAAAGCCATTACAGCAACGCATTGATTATCTACGCCGTGAATCTGGCGACGAACGAGCCAATACCTTTTTAACAGAAATTGTTGAAAGTGCATTGTCACGTCTGGATGCTATGAGAAAGAAACAGCAAACAGTTGCCTATCAACATATTGCCAGCCGGGAACGGTTGGACGATTTATTGCGACTGCCAGAATTAAACCAAAAGGAAGTGAAAACCCTGGCGACAATGGTTGCCGCGCATATGGATATGCTCTTTGACGATCAGGCCACGAAAGTGCTCACTGACGAAACCACCCCCGATGAAATATTACAAATCTATCAAGTGGTAGCCAGTGAAGCCGCGCGACTTTGTATCACTCCACCTTATTGGTATGCGTTAAATGAATGTCTGCGCCGGCGCGGAGAAGTACCTTACCACTTACTCCCCGGAGCACTGGCGCGGCTGCGTTGCGCCGAATGGTGGTACAGAAAGTTATGGCGCTTGCGGAGTGAATGGCGAGAGGAACAATTACGCGCTGTGTTATTGGTACATAAACACGCCTCCGCTTATATCAGCTACGACGCCCTGACACACAAACGTGAGCAGTATCGCCGAATGCTGGATTTCATCCGTTCACATGAGTTTGTAAATGACGAGGGTGTCACGCTGGATATGGAAACGGTGGTGAATGCCAGCACCAGTAATCCGCGTATGCGCCGTAACGAAATGATGACCACCATGAAAGGGCTGGAAAATCTGGCCGAAATGCGATCCGATTGCGCCGTTTTCTACACCATTACCTGTCCGTCTCAATATCACGCCACTCTTGCCAATGGGAAACCTAACCCCAAATGGACAACCAAAACGGTAAGAGAAAGCAGTGATTATCTGGTCGATCTCTTTTCCGGTATCCGTAAGAAGATGCACCGCATGGGCTTACGCTGGTATGGGATGCGTGTTGCCGAAGCCCATCACGATGGCACCGTCCACTGGCATTTAATGTGCTTTATGCGCAAAAAACACCGCACAGCTATCACCAAGATAATGCGTGATTTTGCGATCAGGAAAGACCGCGCCGAGCTGGGTGATGATATCAAGCCCCGGTTTACTGCCGAGTTGATAACAAAACGAAAAGGCTCGCCAACCAGCTACATAGCCAAATATATCAGCAAGAACGTTGATGGCCGGCAAATGAAAGCAGTGATCGACAAGGCAACCGGCAAACCGTTGCTGAGTAAAGAAACCGGTAAGCCGTTAGGTGACATGGTAGAAAATGCGGTTGCCTGGGCGAGTTTGCACCGAGTGCGACAGTTCCAGTTCTTTGGCATTCCCTCCCGCCAGGCTTACCGCGAATTACGGCTGTTAGCCGGCCAGCTACAACGCAAGTTAAAACCAAAAAAGGGCGCGCAACTTCTACCCGATAAAAAAATGGATGATGTCCTCGCAGCGGCAGATGCGGGTTGTTTTGCTACCTATATCCACCATCAGGGCGGCGTCCTTATTCCGCGTAAGTACCACACCGTGCGTACCGCGTATGCAATAGCAGACGTGGTGAATGACTACGGCGAACACAGCACGCAAATCTACGGGATCTGGTCACCACGCCTGGGCGAGGAATCACGCGTATGTACTCATAGCGATAATTGGAAGATGGTCGCCAAGCCAAGCAACGATAACCAACCAAACTCCGACCGCAACGCGGGCGCAGGTTTTGACGTTGGCCCTCATGGCTCTTCGCCCTCCCTTGGACTCGTGGCAATAACTGTCCCCACATCAGAAAACGGGCGAAAAAAACGCACAACTCCACCGCCAGATTTTAATAATTTTGACAGTTTCACCTATACCCAGCGGCGAGAACTGCGCAACCGACTACGGGAAGAAGCTCAAAAAACACCGAAAAAAATTGAGGCGCAACCTATCAGCGCCTCAATGGTGGAAATGTGCCAAAAAATCGACAACGCCGCACAGCGTACCGGCTGGATATTGGAAAAGTGGGAAATCAGCGTGTTAGCCAGGGGCGGTAATCTGGTATTCCCTAACAAAATGACCGCCCGACTTGACCAGGAACGCTGGCAACAAGGTGAAGTGAAGTTAATTAAGTCGTTTGATATACAACCAGATAAGGGGAAATAAACAATGGAAACAACAAACATCAGTTACACCGACATCGTATGCACATTGTTAGCAGCAGAACACCGAATCGCCCAAATGCTGGGTGATGTATGGAATCAATATTTACTGCTTCCTACCGAGCATCCGAATGAACGTGACGAATTCTGCCGAGCAATTCACGCAGGGCAGGCTCTTATTTTAGCCCGCGCGGCGATACGTGGGTTAGCAGACAAGGGACAAGGGTATAAAAATGAAAAATCCAACTGAATTATGCGCTAGTCTTGATGTATAGGTGGGCAAACAACCGAGCATCTCTTTGTGTTAATCATTGGGAGCCAGCCATAACAAGTAGCAGGTGTGTGCTACCACTAACTGAAACACAGCGCCATAACTCATTATGCTGAAATGGGGGTTGAAAACAATTCAATTAATGTGCATAAGTGTTCATAAGTCTATAGCTATGCTTGCAAAATACAGCCAAATTAAAGCGGCATCAGTAGCCCAATTGATAAATTGATAAATTGATATTTTAAACATCATATAACAGGATGGAGCTATGAGTAAATGTGTCGTCTGTTCTACTGAAATTACAGCAGCCAATGATAGCAATGAGCATATTATCCCAAACTCTATTGGGGGGAAATTAGTTATAAAAGGTTTCCTGTGCCGTAAATGCAATTCAGAAACTGGAGATAAGTGGGATGTTGAACTCAGTAAACAATTAAATCCATTTTCTCTTCTTTTAGGTGGTGTTAACCGTGACAGAGGTTTTACACCTAATGAAGTATTTACTACAGCATCAGGTATAGAGGTAATGCTTGCTAACGGAGGAGTAATGTCTGTTGCACAGCCCAAATGTACAACTGAAGAAATAGACGAGAAAATTCATTATAGTTTTAGCTCTGGTAATATGAAGCAAGCTCAGAAATTCGTACGAGGTTTGTGTAAGAAATATCCTTCATTAAATCAGCAAGAACTAATGGATGAGCTAGTGCTTAGCAAGAGTTACCTTAACGGGGATGCACTAGTATTTAATCCGAGCTTTGGAGGTGAAAATAGTGGGCGGTCATTAGTAAAAACCATTCTTGCATTTGCGAAAAATGTCGGCATTAATCCTTTTTTATGTAACAAAGCCACTGATTACCTTCTAAATGGTGGTGAGCCTTGTTATGGTTATTATTATAGCGATGATGTAATAATAAACAGATTTTTTGAAAAGCCTGCTCATTGTCTTGCTGTTCATGCAGATCCAAACTCAGGTTATGTTATAGGGTATTTGGAGTACTTTGGAGTATGGCGTGTCATTTCACTCATATCTGATTGCTATGATGGTGAAGAAATTAAAGAGTCGTATTATATCTACCCTGAAGACTCTAAATCAGGTGACTTTGAGTTTGATTTGTCATTCGATAAAGAAGTAATTACGGCCTCTTACAATTATGAAAAATATAATGAAGATATCCTTCATGAAGCATTCTCTTTCTTCTTGGCTTATTGTCAGAAAAAGGATTCTGAAAGGGAACAAGATAGAGCCATTATTCAGGCATGGAATGACGCTTTAGTTAAAATGGGTTTGAAAGAAGGGGATGAATTTTCTGAGGGACAAATGTTGGAATTTTCTAAACACATTGCAAACTCAATATCTCCATTGTTAATTAACCAATTACATAATGGCAGGAAGCGTTAGTTACTAGCTTATATAGAAGGGTAATGCATGCCCTTCTATACATCATTGTTTCGCTCCCCTTCCCTCAGTCCAAATCGTGGCTAATACAATTAAGAGAAACCCGCCGTTCGGCGGGTTGCTCTTATCCTGGCTGACCTTGCAGCAAGTCCAAGGCAATTTGTCTTTCATCCGGCTTCAACATTTCAAGTAATGCCATAACCAATTTACTCCCTGTTAACCCGCTGGGGCTAAGTGAATGCGAGAACACCGCGTTAAATACAAAGGTATGGCCGCACTCGACATTGGAACAGGCACAATACAGGTCGGCTATTTTGACGTCTTTCCATTCTGTTTTGCGGATAATTGCGGGTGCGCGGCATTCCGTGCATTTAATCTTGAACATTCGCATATTAACCACTCCGAAAGCTATTTCTGTTAACTTCCGTGATTTTAGCTTAATTCTGCTCAATTTTCGCCCCTTTCGGTGTTATCCGTATCTTTATCTGCTTTAAAGCGTAGGTGTAAATTCGCCGGTATTTCGGGGTCGGTATTCACGGCGCGCATAAACTTATTTTGCACCGGGATAACTTCATCTTTTCGGTACGTGGCGCGGGCTTTTTCCGGGTCACCCATCACCGTTCCATTAGGCGGAATAATCCCCGCCAGGCCGGACGGGAAGCGATGCGCCGTGAGAATGTCCTGGGCGGTAATGCTTTTAACGTTGGAAAACTCATCCTTGGCGCTCACTTCACCAATCGATATCAATTTAATCCCTTCCGGGTCACCTTTCGGAATACTGATAAACATATTGCGGAAGTTACCCACGCCTTTGCTCTGTTCTATTTTTTCTTTTATTTCCTGTTCTACTTCCGTGCTGATGCTGGGGTCGTTGGCATACAGGATAAAACCCATATGTGCGCCATTATGGTAGTAACGGCGGCGAAATATTGTGGCCTCAGAATTCAGTAATACCGAATGAATACCGCCGATATAGTCCGGCAAACCGTAAATTTGTTGTTGGGGATCGTACTGCGCCAAAAATATAATATCTTCCGGGGGATAAGATAGCGGCTCATCCTTTTGTAAAACGACAAACTCACCCGTTTTGCGCCGGCGCGTATAGAGTGAGGGCAGCGGTACCAGGTCGATAACCTCCCCCCAAAAATTACGCACTTTCAAGATAGCCACATCACCAAACAGGTAATAATTAAACGCCGCGCCCTCAATGCTATCAGTGGTTAGCCCACCGCCGAGGTAGTCGCTAACCAACATGTTACGCCTGGCATAGAGAACGCCACCATGTTGGCCGTTGAGATTCGGCAGTTGTGCCAGGGCAAGGCGTTCAATAGGCAATCGCCAGTGGTCAAAATCATTGTCGTACCATATCTCACTGTAATCCGTGCCAGTAGTTAATATCGGTTCCGGCTCCCCAAATGAAATAACGCTACCGCGTCCGGGGGTGAAATCCTCGGTTGCCTTAGCTTTTTTGGGCTGGGTGCTGTTCTGGCGTCCGCGTTTCTTTTTAGTTGTCATGCTGCTTTTCCAAAGGCCCAGGTAGACGGGCGGTCATATTCATAGTCGAGGGGTTCATTAATCACGGCGTGAGAAATGGCAAAAAACACGTCAGCATGGCCGGTAGCGTCTGACCGTTCGGCCACAAAGGTCAGCGCGTTACCGCTGGCGGTGGTGGTGCGTCGGATAGCCATAAAGCTGGCGGCAATTTCGGCCCGCTCCTGGCTGTTCTCGTCGGTGGCGTCCTTACTCCATTCGATGCGGTGACGCTCCACCGTATCAATCATTTTCAACACTAGGCGGGTTTTGCTTTCCACACTGTAGAGAATCGGGGTGGCCTCCCTCGGTGCAAATTTGGTGACCAGGTCATAAACACCGCGCCCAATGCCGGTCACGTCAATACCGATATAGGTGATGTTATAGCGCCGCATCAGTTGCTTTATCTGTTCAGCTTGCCAGGTGAAATTCAGCCCTTGCCAGTAGAACACCGCCAGGACGCGGAAGCGTTCGCCGTCATATATCGGCGGCGCAACTATCACAAAGGTTGAGTTATCACCGGAGCGGGACGGGTCGAAGCCACACCACACTTCACGGTTAGCAAATGGTCGGGCGGCTTTGATGTCGTGGTCTTGCCACATGCCGGCATCTACCGAGCATTTTTCCAGTTCGGAAAACTTGAATACCGCGTCTTTGCTGTCAACAAATTGGCACATGTACAGCATGGCGAACGCGGTCGCATTGTACTTATTACGCAGCCGCTCAATATCGACCAAGGCACCCAGCCCGCCCTTGATCGCATCCTCCATCGTGATGATGTAGCGCCATTGATCATCCGGGCAAAGAATCCCCCCTTTACGCAGTTCGCTTTCTTTTGGGAATATGGCCTTTTTCCGTTTGGCGTCATCTTCCCGCCAGGTATCCCCCGTCCAGATGGGGTACGCTGGGTGAGTTTTGGCGCTGGGCGTTGAAAAGTAAGTGGTGCGGAATTTGTTATGCGTTGCCATCGCGGACGCGGTTTCGTGGAATTTCCCAAATTTGGGTATCCAGAATATTTCGTCGCCGTAAAGATGGCCGTTAAAACCCTGAGCCGTGCCGGCATTGGTCGACAAGAACCGCAGTACTGCCCCGTTACTTAGTTTGATTGGGTTACCGGTCAGCGTAATACCAAACGCCTGTTGAGCGATTTCGACAATATAAAATTTGAAGATTTCAGACTGTGCGCGAGACGCAGAGAAAAACACCTGCCGATCACCGGTTAACACCGCATCTTCAAAGGCTTCAAAAGCAAAATAGTAAGTCATGCCGACTTGACGCGATTTCAGAATGTGCCGGAAGTTCTGCTCTTTATTGGCGCGACAATGCATTTGGTAATCAAACAGGTGTTCACTGGCCCAACTATCCAACATTTCTTTTGTGATACTGGAAATATCATTTTTGCGGTATGAGCGTTTCCTCTCGCTGCCGAATCCGGTTTCATCCTCGCCGCGACCTGACTGCATCGCCATGCGCGTTTTTATTTCTGCCATTTTCTCGGCGTGTTTATTGCTCTGCGCCATTAATTTGACGTGGTGCGCGACCAGGTCACGGATCTCCTCCAGCTCCAGCGCGGTTTTGTTTTCGCGCCGTGATAACTGGTCATGTCGGCGCGTAATGGCCGCTTCAAAAGATTCAACCGGTAATAATGCCGCCCACTGACCTATATCAGACCAATGGTAAATTGTGCGCACCGGAATATTTAATTCCTGCGCAATATCTTTGGGCGTCCAGCTTTTAATAAAAAGCGTTCGCGCCGCCTCTTTAATTTCATCAGAATATTTTGCCATAAGGCTATTATGACGAGGGATTTAAACAACGTTGATAACTATATATCGGCTACATTCGGTTAATAGCTTATAACCGAACTTATAATAATGAAGATGGATGCACAGCATTTAAATATCCGCAATACTGCAAATCACACAGTAATAATTAATTATAAAAACAGTAAAAGGGTATTTCATGCCGCAACTTATTTCCGACTGGCGTTGTATTGGTACTTCTGGCGCGTCGGTTGATGGCCGGATACTAGAACCCCAGTGGTTGATAGATTGCGCCAACACCTACAGCCGTGAGACTTACACCGCCTTACTATGGCCGCACCATGAGGAAGATATTGCTATGCGGCAATATACTTATAATCTCGGTGAGGTTGATTCGCTGAAATACGAAGAAGTAAACGGAAAAATTAAACTTTACGCCAAAATAATTCCTAATAAGTTTTTAATTGAGGCTAATCGCCTGGGACAAAAACTATTCACCTCAGTTGAGGTGTTTCCTGATTTCGCCGGTAGTGGTCAAAATTATTTATTTGGTCTGGCTGTTACAGACATCCCAAATAGTTTAGGCACTGAAAAACTGGAATTTACTATTGACGGTGAAACTAAGGAAGGAACACGCGGTAATGTCGAGGCGTTTAGCCTGGGCCAATTAAAAAGCCGTGAAAATAAACCGGAAAATAAAAAATCGGGTTTCTTTGACCGCCTATTTTCCATTAAGAAAGAATTTACACCCGACCCCGACAATAACCAGCCCGACCAGGGCGAGGATGAAACCAAGATGGATGAATTAAAAGCCCTTATTGAAGCGCTGACCCTGCGTATTCAGCAAATGGAAGAAAAAGCCAACGGTACCACCGCCGATACGCCAGAAGAAGCCGCCACCGATGTGGCCGATTTGGCTGATGAGATTGCCGACGTCGCCGACCAGGTAGCCGAAATCGCCGCCGAAGTAGCCGACAATCCAGAGGATGAAGTGGTCGCCGCTGAATTCAGCGTGGCTAAAAAGAATCTGGCGCAGTTGATGCAATCATTTAACGCCAAAGGTGTGTCTGCTCGTCGTTCCCGTAACCATTCGCGCCGTTCACCCCGTCGTCAGAACTTCACCGCCCGTACTCCAGCGGCCAGCAGCAACGAATTGACCGGCTTAAAAGAACAGCTAACCACGGTGCTACAAAAATTCAGCGCATTGGATGCGCGTCAATCCAAGGTACCCAACGGTGCACCGAGCGGCAGCAATAAGCCTTTCGAATTCAACTAACTGCATTCGCCATTGACCACCTTTAAACGGGATAAAGAACATGCAATTAACACCCAAAGCGGAAGCACTAATCCGCAAATATGCGGCTGGCTTAGCAAAGGCCAATAACCAGCCCGATACCAAGCAATTTTTTTCGCTGACTGACCCGAAAGAAACCTCGCTGCGTAATGCGCTGATGCAACGGTCTGAGTTTTTGCGTCTGATCAATCTGATGGATGTTGACCAGATTCAAGGCCAGGTCGTCAATACCGGTAATCCGGGGATGTTTACCGGGCGTAAAAAAGACGGTCGTTTCAACCGTGAAATGGGCGTATCGGGTAACAAATATGAACTGGTTGAAACGGATTCAGGTTCTTATCTGACATACGCGCTTTTGGTAGTTTGGGCAAACTCTGGCAGTGAAGATGAGTTTTTCCAACGTATCCAAGAGTTTAGTAATGAATCCTTTGCGTTGGATATGCTGCGTATCGGTTTTAACGGTAAAACCATCGCCGACGATACCGACCCGGTAGCTAACCCACTCGGCCAGGACGTGAACCGAGGCTGGCAGACCATTGTTCAGGAACGTTCCCCCGGTCAAATCATCACCGATAAAGTGATTTTAGACCGCAACGGTACCGGTGCTGATTTCGTTTCCCTGGACGCGGCGGTGACTGACCTGATCCACAGTTGCATTTATGAGCCATTCCGCAACGACCCGCGCCTGGTGGTATTGGTATCGGCTGACCTTATCGCGGCCGATGCAACCAGCATGATGAACCGCATTGACCGCCCGACCGAGAAAGTCGCCGCGCAGTTGATTAACCGCGAGATTGCCGGCCGTACCGCCTATACCCCGCCATTTATGCCAGAAGGGCGTTTGATCGTTACCACGCTGTCAAACCTGCATTTATACACCCAACGCGGTACCCGTAAGCGTAAGGCCGAATGGATTGACGACCGCAAGCGCTTTGAAAACAACTACCTGCGCATGGAAGGCTACGCGGTGGAGTATGACGAGCTGTATGCAGCTTACGATGCGATCACCGTTGGCGACGGCGTTCTGGATGAAGTCAACGGAGGCGAATAACTATGGCCCTTTCCCCTTGTCAGCGTTACCGCCGCCGTGTTCAGGCTGAATTGGCGTTAAAAAACCATGAAGCCCTGAGCGCCAGCCCCGCCAGCCTGCACTTACAGTTACGCGAGCTGGACAGTGATGTAATGCGTGTGCGCAGCCTGGGAACGATTGCCGACCGTGTGGATATGAAGCGTGACGAGCTGTTACCTAAATGGCTACCGACCGTTGAGCGCTATCTGGAGGGGGGCATTGCTCACGCTAACCCAGCTTTTGCCTGGTGTGTGGTCTGGTTGTTTGACGTGGGGAACTTTGATCAGGCGTTGGATTGGGCCGATATCGCCATCGAACAGGGGCAAAGCACCCCTGAGAACATCAAAAGCACCTTTGCCACCTTTGTGGCGGATACCGTCATGGAGTGGGCCGAAACTCAGGCCTCACTCGGTCATAGCATTGAGCCGTATTTCAGCCGGACGTTTGCCAATATCCGCGATAAATGGCGGTTACATGAAGAGGTTAACGCCAAGTGGTACAAGTTCGCCGGATTGCTGCTACTGGCTGACAAGTCCGGCAAACCGGTTGCCACGGCGATCGATGATGTGGAAACGCTGTTACAGGCTGACGCATTACTGGCACAGGCGGGCGCTTTTGACGTGAAAGTGGGCGTAAAGACCCACCGCGAAAAAATCGCCGCCCGTATTCGGGCTTTACAAAAAGTTTAACGACTACCGCAAGCCGGGGCGGGCGCGAGGGAGACAGAAAACCCGTAAGGTTTTCAAGGTCGTGGATCTCGGTCAGCCCGCTTCCCATTTTGCACATAAGGGGTTTACGTGGCAGCACCATCATTGGGGTTTAGCGGTCGGCAAATTGAATACCAGGACGAACCCGTTATCAACGGGGTGACATTCTGGCCCGACCTTAATCTGGCCGACTTTCAAAAATCGCGCACTATCCCGCCAGAACTGCCGGCATCAACCGCCGCGCAGGCGTTATTAGCCGCGATTGCTGAAATTAATGATGATGCTGCCGACGTTGTGACCTATTGGCAAGGTAAAGGCCATGCCACTGCATTAGATACGCCAGGGGCAAAGATGGCTGATGAAAATCAGCTTACCGCCCAATACAAAAAGGCGGTCTACGCCAGGGCAAAAGCGGATTTACTCGGTGAGTTTGCCAGCATTGGCCGGCGCGAAACGCATCCAGGGCAGGAAAGCAGCGAAACCCGCGCCATTCTGTTAGCCGAAGCGGCGTTTGTGCTGCGCAATATGAAGAGATTCCCGCGTGTTGGGGTGCATTTGATATGAGTCAAATCGAAAGCCTGACCGCCTTTTTGACTGAGAATTTGCCGGAACGGGCAATGCAACAGTTTGAAAGTGCCATTGATAGCGCAACAATCATGACCGTCCCAAAAGACCTGGGATTAGACCAGCGCCGGCTGGGAATATTTCGCTATCACGCGGTATTGAATTGGGGGGCATTCCCATACCGAATTTGCGCCCCGGCAGAGGTTTACGCGCTGGTACTGGTCTGGCTGGACTCTTACCGCAATGAGATTTATGACGAGTTAGAACTGGCCGAGCCGACTGTCGATATTGAATTTGATGAAGAAAATTCATCACCGCTTGAAATCGTGGTGGAGCTGGCCGACAGCATCAATATTCGCGTAGACGAAAATGGCAGCATTCCATTTAAGGGCCAGCGCTGGTCACTGGTTAACCCTGAAATCATGATTGCCACCGGTGGCCGGCTGTTCAGTGGTGGGCCATCAGGGGAGCCACAATCACCCGGCGTACCCTTGAGTAATACGCCGTGATTGTCCGGGGAGAGCTGGATAAACGCCAGCTTCAACAATTGCGAGACACGCTCAAGGCGGCAGACCTGCCCCCAAAAAAGCGGCAACGATTGTTATGGCGCATTGCCAAGCTGGGGATTATTACCGCCGCAAAACGTCATCAGCGTAACCAGACCGACCCGGACGGCAATCCGTGGCCGGCGCGCAAACGGGGTAAGGGCAAGATGTTACGCCAGTTACCCAAATTATTGCATGTGCGTGAAATGCCAGAGCGGGAAGCGGTACGGATTTATTTCAAGGGTGGCAAATATAACAACGGGAATAACCCGGTTTCAGCCGGTTTGATTGCTGGGGTGCATCAAGATGGCGCGTCATTTTCAATGAGTGCCGACCGCGCGCCGCGCCCTGACCAACGTAATAAACCGGCATTACCGCGCCAGGCTAAAAAGTTGCGCGCCCTGGGTTACAAAGTGCTGCGAAACGGTAAGTACGTTAAAGCCTCCAGCGCCCAAATACTCAGTACATTGAGCATGGCACAGGCTGGGCTACTGATAAAAAAACTCTGGGGAAAACCAGCGAAAAGCACCTGGAAAATCGATATTCCCTCTCGCGTGTTCCTGGGCGTGAGCGATACCGAGTTTAACAACATTATGGCGCGCCAACTCCAGGCTATTGGTTTCGGCTGGGACGTGAAAGCGCAGGACATGAAAGGAAAATAATAATGACATGGCCCACAGTAACACTAAACCAGCTTAACCAGCGCCAGGGCAGGATTAACGAAGTCGAGCGCACCGTGCTTTTTATCGGCAGTGCCACCGCTGATTCTGATAACCCCGGTGATTTAATCGCCCTGGATTCGCAATCGGATATCACGGTGGTATTGGCTGATGCGGATAGCGCTCTGCGTGAGAACGTGCGCGCCGCTCAACTTAATGGCGGTCAAAACTGGCAAGCCTACGCCATCATTTTACCGGTTGATGCACAGCCGGGCGACGACATGCTGGCAATTCTCAGCGCGCAACAGTTGCTTTCTGTTGAGGGGGTGGTCTGCACCATTCCTATCACTGAGGTGAGCGCCGGCCGCACCAAAATTAACTTATACGCTGCCTTGCGCGCCGAGCTGGCGAACAAATACGGCCGTTGGGTGTGGTCAATGCTGACCGTGATCGGCCCGCAAAAACAAAATGAAGTGGCTGAGGGCATGAGCTGGTCAGCCTACCAGGCTTTTATGGCCGAGTTGGAAACTGGCATTGCTGCCGAATCGGTGCAACTGGTGCCGGCCTTGTGGGGCAATGAAGCTGGCGTTTTAGCGGGCCGCTTATGTCATCGCAGCGTAACGGTAGCTGACAGCCCGGCGCGGGTGAAAACCGGTGCATTGATTGGCCTGGGCATTGCTAGCGCTGATATGCCGGTCGATAACAACGGTGTTGAAGTGACTTTGGCCCATTTGCGCGCCTTGCATGACCTGCGTTATTCGGTGCCGATGTGGTACCCCGATTATGAGGGTATGTACTGGTCAGATGGCCGCACCTTGGATGTGGTCGGCGGTGACTACCAGAAAATTGAGAATGTGCGCGTGGTTGACAAGGTTTCGCGCCGGGTACGCATTCAGGCTATCGCCAAAATTGCCGATCGCGCAATGAACAGCACCCCGTCCAGCATTGCCGCCCATCAGACCTATTTCGCCCGCACCATGCGCGCGATGTCGCACAGCTTCCAGATTAATGGCGAGACATTCCCCGGTGAAGTGAAATCACCGCAAGCGGGCGATGTGGGGATTAGCTGGTCGGACAGTGAAACGGTGAGTATTTACATTGTGGTGCGGCCTTACGGCAGCGCCAAAACGATTCAAGTCGGCATCATGCTTGACGAGTCAATCACCGCCATAACGGAGAATTAATATGACGACTGCACGCATTGGCGGTAACTCAATCGACATTACCCTGGGCACGCAAATTATCCATGTGAAAACTGTGTCAGTGGATATCACCGACAATACCGCCGCCACACAATCGCGCGGTATTCCTGATGGTTACGTCGCGGGTGATGTCTCTGCCGAAGGGGAAATGGAGGTTGATACCAAGAACTTTAAAAAACTCAGTGCTGCCGCTAAATCCGCTGGCAGCTACCGCAAGATGCCAACCACCGATATTTTATTTTACGCCAACACTGGCGATGAGGAATTAACGGTCGAGGTCTTTGGTTGCAAGCTGATTATTACCAGCCCGCTAGGTTTTGACCCGAAAGGCGGTGAGACGGCCACGCATAAATTTAAGTACATCGTGACCAGCCCGGACTTTATCCACATTGACGGCACGCCGATTTTATCGAGCGACGACGTTCGTGACTTGATCGGGTGAGTGATGCATATGCCAAACGGAGAAACATCATTTATTCGCATTGTGCTGATGCTGGGCGGGATTGGCGCGGTTATTTCACTTGCCAAGGTGTTGGTGGGTAACGAGGCGATCACCCTGCGTCTGATTGTGGGACGAACAATATTGGGTTCCGGCACTTCATTACTGGCCGGTATGGCGCTGATTCACTTTCCAGATATTCACATCCTGGCGTTAGTCGGTGTTGCCGCTGCTCTGGGAATTATGGGTTCCAGTGTGATTGAGATGGCGTTGACCCGACTACTAAACCGCTATCTGGGGCGACTAAAAAAGGAAAATGAATCATGACATTAAGCGAAAAACAGGCGGTATTTACTTTAATGATCGCCCAACTCATTAACTGGGCGGGCAACCACAACTACCGGTTGACCTTTGGCGAAGCCTGGCGCACCCCGGAACAGGCGGCATTAAACGCCAAAAATGGTAAAGGCATTGCTAACAGCTTGCACACCCAACGGCTGGCGGTGGATTTCAATCTGTTTATTAACGGCCAGTATCAGACCAGCACCGAGGCTTATAAACCCTTGGGTGAATATTGGGAATCTATCGGCGGCACCTGGGGCGGAAGATTTAAATCCAATCCAGACGGTAATCATTTTAGCCTGGAACATAACGGGGTGAAGTGATGCGTGAACTGTTGCCGGCGGTACTGCTATTGATTGCTGCCTGGTGGTTAGGCTGGACGATGCACGGCGACCGCCAGGCAAAAATCGAACTGGCAATTAGCCAGGTAGCCGAGGCCAACCGCGTACAGGTTGAAGATATCGCAGGCACCTCAGCGCGCCAGCTTGAGGACAAATTAACGGAGTTAAAAGCCAATGAAGTGCATACCGAGCGCCTTATCAGGACTGAAATCATTAAGCCGGTATTTAGCAATATTTGCGCTACTGATGAGTATGTCCGGTTGTTCAACGCCAGTGCGGAGAGTGCCGAACGTACCCTATCAGGAAAACTTGTTAACCCCTTGCCCGGTCACTTTGCCACGCCTGGCCGGTAATACCGGCACCGATTTTAGCAACACATTACAGCAATATGCACAGGTTTACCCCGATTGCGCCGCACGGCACAACCAGTTAATAGCCGAAATTTACTTACGAAAGGAATTAGAGAAATGAGCAAAGAAACCAAAGATGTGATCACCCTGACCGTCAAAGGTATGGATGTGCAATTTGCCCCGACCCTGGTCGCATATAACAAGTGCCTGAATGAGTCGGCGCGTGATGAAAATATCGTCGGTGCGGTCAGTACCTACCTAAAACGCATTGTTGTAGCGGAATCACGCGATAACCTGGCCGAGCTGATGAAACTCCCCGGACTGGCGGCGCAAATCACTAAGAAAGTGAATGAGATTTACGCGCCAGATGCTGAAATCGAAGTAAAGGAATAAGCGCGCTAATTCAAGCGATTAAGAGTAACCCGCTTGAACAATATATGACGCTCCGACGTCATTATCTCCCCAACGAGGGTGATGACGTTATGAGCCTGGCGCGCGCGGCCTGGCTGGCTGAATATTTCCAAGAAAGCACCATTAACGGAGTCGCCGGCGGGGTTTGTAAAGCCTTTAACGGTGAGTAGGGATAATCATGAAAGAACTGTCTTTTCTGTTGAGTCTTAAAAATAATCTGAGCGCGCCGCTCGGCAAGGCGCAACAGTCTGTTGAGCAGTTCGCCAAACAATCCCAGCGCGCGTTTAAACAGGTTGCGGTCGGGGCCGTGGGCTTATGGGGGGTGACCCAGGGCGTTAAAGCCTTAGTGGCTCCCGCTTATGAAGTACAAAAAACGCTAGATGAACTGTCTACGCGTAATGTCAGTACGCAAGCCCTGGATAAAATGTTTAAAGCGGCGCAGACCTTTAGCACCGCTTATGGCAAGAATGCCGCCGACTTTATCAGTTCAGCCACCATCATCAAAAGTACCATTGCTGGTATTACCGATAATGAGCTACCGCGCTATACCACGGCGATTAATACTCTGGCGGTCGCCACCAAAGGCAGCGCCGAGGGTGCCGCCAATTACATGGCCGATATGGCGAACAATTTCCGCACTACCGCCAGCGAAATGGGCAATATCCCGTTTGCCGAAATGATGGCGTCGAAAGGTGCGTACATGGTGCAAAATTTTGGTACCAGCCTTGACGAGATCCGCGAGTTGGTTAAATCCAGCAAAGGCACCGGCTTGCAAATGGGCGCGGGCATGGATGAACAACTCGCCGTGATGGGGATGCTGAAACAGACCAAAGGCACCGAGGCCGGCGGGATTTATGACGCATTCCTGAAAAGTGCGATTGATGGCGGTAAACAGTTGGGCCTGAGCTTTACCGATGCTAAAGGCGAAATGTTGGCATTCCCCGATATTCTGCAAAAACTTCAAACCAAATTCGGTAGCACCATTGAGGGCAACGTTAAGGCGCAAGCCGCATTAAACAAAGCCTTTGGTGATGGCGCACAGGCATTAACCGCCACCTGGGGCCAGGCCGATAAGTTGCGCCAGCATATGCGTGATATGGGGAATACTCAGGGATTAGATCATGCGGTGGTGATGGCGAAAAAAATGGCCGACATGTGGGAACGTGTCGATCAGGTGTGGAAACGTATTCGAATTGCCATTGGTATGCAGCTTATCCCGGCCATTTCACCGCTGGCTGATTATGCGATTAACGCCGGCACGCAGTTCGCCAAATGGCTGGATATGTTCCCCAATATCGCCCGCTGGATTGGTTACCTCGCGCTGGCAACCTTGGGCGTAGCCGCCGCCGGCGCAGTCGCCAATATTGTCATGGGGGTAGCGAAATTTATCTGGCTGGGCCTGACGGGGATCTGGACTGTGGCAACCGCTGTTACCAAAGCCCTGACGTGGGCGCTCAATATCAAAGCGCGCGCCTTTCAGTTGGTAACGATTACCACTGCGCTCTATAACATCGCGCTAAAATTCTTGCGTACCACGCTTATTGCTACTCGCATGATGTTGATAAGCAGTACCGTCGCCATGCGTGCCTACGGTATTGCCACCATGTTGGCCGGCGTTGGGATGCAGTTATTAACCAGTCCGATCACCTTGATTATTGCTGGCCTTGTCGCGCTGGCGGCGGGGGTTTGGTATGTCATTTCACATTGGGATCAGCTTAAAGCCACCTTGCTGGACAGTGCCGCGTTTCAATGGGTGATGAAGATTGCCGGCCAGGTGGGGGAGATGTTCGCTGGCGTGTGGGCGTCGATTACCCTGGGCTGGCAAATGGTGGTGGCATACTTTGGCGGCTTGTCGCCAGTCGCCGCATTTAATGATTTTGCTGACGCCATCGGCAATGTCTTTAGCAAGCTGTGGGACTACCTAACTGAGTCTTTCGGTGCGACTTACAACTGGATTGTGACCAAATTAAATAAAATCCCCGGCGTAAGCATCGACCTTAAACCTATCGGCCAGGGCGAGAGCGGCGCAACCGTACCAACGGCATTACCCGCGCCGGCGGGTTTAGTGAGTCCTGCCATGAATAAGGGCGGAATAGCCAAAGCCCTGACCACCAATAACAGCAATCAGACCAGCACCCACACTGGTAACACTATTCATGAGGTGAATATCTACCCACCGAATGGGGCCACGATGGATAGCATCATGGAATCAAGGGAGCTGGCCGCCGGATGAGTGAACAACTGTATATCGACCTGCTGATAACCGACGGCGACTTTGCGCTGTCGTCCGGTAACGAACCGCTATTGTGTGATAACCGCATCAGCATTGCACAGGATTGTGTCCATCGGATTATCGAATCCGGTCTGGTTAAGTTGCTGATTGCCGAGCGTAGCCCGGTATTGCGCACCGATATCCTGTTGCAAATGGAGCTGTTGACTGAAACCGATAATCGCATTGTGCCGGGTACCATCGTGATAACTGATGATAGCCAGGGCAATTATTTTATTACCGCTGATACCTACGAATTCGGCCCACTGTCGACCGGAGGCTTATGATGAATAATCGCCCGAATCCTGACTATAAAGCCATTCTGGCCGACGAGGGAGTGCCGACCACCGAAACGCAAATGCGCACTGAATTTGTGGCGGTGGTGGCTAAAGAAAACCTAATTACCAACACCTCGAATATGTCGCCATTCTGGCGGCTTATCAAGGCGATAGTGACCGCGCCGGCGCTGTGGCTGGTCAATGCGTTATCCAGCACTGTGATGGCGAATATGTTTCTTGCCACCGCCAGCGGCACATTTGTTGATTTGTTTGCCTGGGCGGTCAATTTATCGCGCAAAGAGGCCAGCACTGCCCAGGGCGTGATCCGCTTTACCAAAACCAGCGCCAGCCAGGCGGTAATAGTCGCCGCCGGTACCGTTATTCAGACCGAGCGCATTAACGGCACGGTGTATAAATTATTGACGCTGGCCGATACGGTTATCGCTGCCGGTAGTGCCAGTGCATTAGTTGCGGTTAAAGCGGAATCAGCGGGTAGCACTCACAACCTGGCACCGGGTTATTTTCGCATTCTGCCGGTCGCGGTGGCTGGCATTGCCAGCGCAGTCAATGAAGATAATTGGCTGGTGACGCCAGGAGCTGACATTGAAACCGATGATGAATTACGCGACCGGGTACGCAATCAGTTTAATTTGCCAGGTCAATATCATATTGATGCGGTTTACCGTGGGCTGATTGCTGGCATTGCGGGTTTAAGCACTGACCGGATATTTTTCTTACACGATGCACCGCGCGGCCCCGGTACCGCTAACGTTTATCTGTTGCTGGATTCCGGCATCGCCAGTCAGCCGTTTATCAACACGGTGAATGATTATGTGATGAGCCAGGGCAACCACGGCCACGGCGACGATGTGCTGTGCTTGCCACTGCCAGAAGTGATTTATGACCTCACGGTCACGTTGCATCTTTTTGCTACGAGCAATTTAAATGATGAACAGACCGCCGTTTTGCTGGCAAATATCCGCAATCTGATCGGCTGTGCATTTCGTGAAAACACCGATTACAGCGTACAAAAGACCTGGCCGCACAGCCGTTTTTCGATGTCGCGCCTGGGGGAAGAATTACACGATCACTTTGCTGAAATTGAATCACTGACATTTTCGCAACAGGACATTATCAGCGGGTTATCTGTGCCACGCCTGGGCGTGCTGACGCTGGAGAATGCTGATGGATAAGCTACCTCAATTTAACTTGCCGGTATGGATGAATAAAGGCGAACCGGTGAAATTAATGCGTGCCTGTCTGGCATTTTGGCAACAGGTTTACACCTGGCTGAAATGGCCGCTTAACCAGACTGACCCGCTCACCTGTGTAGTGCCGCTACTCAATGCCCTGGCTTATCAGCGTGATGTAACACAGTTTGCTGGCGAACCGCTGGCGTTATTCCGCAAACGGGTAAATTACGCCTTTATTAACGCCAGAGATGCCGGTTCGTTGGCAGGGTTTGCCGCCATATTTGAACGCCTGGGGATCGGTGTCATTACCCAGCATGAGCGCCAGCCTGGCTATGATTGGGACGTTATTATTATTCGGGTAAATGATAATCAACTGGCTGAAAATAATAATTTAATGATGGCGCTTATTCGCCAATATGGCCGCACCTGTCGCCGTTATATTTTCCAGGTGATTAATACGAAAGCTTTAGCCATCCACGGTGGTGAGTTTGGCGGGGATTATTATTACCACTATGCAAAATTAAATATTGCCCCTGGCATTATGACGGCAAAAGTGATTTCAACACCGGCGCAAATGCAGCACTCACACGAAGTGTATTCAGCAAAATTAAAATAAGGAATTGTTATGGCTACTGCAATTACTCGCGCCTTTGAACACTGGCAGGCGCAACAGATATTAAATAATTTACCGGCCCGACCTGATACCGTTATTTTTGCGCACATTCCAGGACTGGACAGTAATACCGAAATTGACCGTGACGAGGGTATTCCTGACGCAGCATTCATCGTACACCGTGAGGCGGTAGCGCAATATGGCGTGATTAATGATTCAGCGGTCGCTTATTCCGTGGTGCTGGATACCCGCGTCGGTGATTTTTCCTTTAACTGGATCGGCCTGGTCGATTCGGCCAGTAATACCTTGTGCATGATTGTACATAATGCATTGCAGCAAAAAATCGCCACCACTGGCGGTGTACAGGGCAACAACATTACCCGCACCTTTGTGATGGAGTTTGACGGAGCCGCTGAGGCCAGCCAAATAACCGTCACCGCGCAAACCTGGCAAATTGATTTCAGTGCGCGGCTGAGTGGGATAGATGAAATCACTCGCCTGGCAAATTATGACTATTACGGCCATGCGGCATTTTTTGCTGATGGTTTTTCTGTCAGTAAAGAAGCCGATAAATACCGGGTTAATCCGGGGCTGGCTTATATCGGTGGTATTCGTGCATTACTGACTGACGCGTTTTTATTAGATGCCAGTGAGAATAATGTTATTTACGCTGATGTGAGTTTGCAGGGCAGTGTATTAGGGCAATTTAACGCCATTATTCATATTGGTGTGAAAAACAATGCCGATGATTTAGCTAACTATCCCGACCCGAACGGCTTTATGCACTATGTTGCGCCACTGGCAATGATTACCGCCAATGAGCTGGAAGATAAACGCGAAGCCAATCCGTTTGATAAAGCCATTGCAGATATTAATGCCGCCCTAAAAGAGCATGAAAAATCGCGCAATCACCCAGACGCGTCTCTCAATGACAAAGGCTTTACCCAATTGGGTAGCGATATTGACAGCGACAGCGAGAAATTAGCCGCCACCTTAAACGCAGTTAAAAAGGCGGTCAATGTCGGGGTAACGGCGATGAGTAACCACGTTCGGGATGAAAACCCCCACGACCAGTATTTACAGATAACGGAATTTTTAGCCCAGTTAGCCAGTATTCCCAACCGCGAAGAAGTTAGAGCGCTGATTGATGCTGTATTCCCTATTGGGATGCCAATGCCTTACCCACTTGCCAATATTCCCGCAACGGTGCAAGGGATTGTATTTTTTAAAATGAACGGTGGCTCATTCAATGTGACTACCTATCCCAAATTAGCGGCTAAGTATCCAACAGGCGTTTTACCTGATTTGCGCGGTGAGTTTATTCGTGGTTTTGATGATGGGCGTGGTGTTAGGGCCGACCAAAACTTGTTGGGCTGGCAGGGCGACGGGATACAAAGTCATAATCACGGGATCACAAATTTTGAGGTTAGGGGCGTCACTGGTGGCCCTACATCTGCTTGGTTTACAAGCGGCAATGGTGTTGCAACCAGTAATTCGGGTGGTGATGAAACTCGGCCACGAAATATTGCATTTAACTACATTGTGAGGGCGGCATAATGACAATTGAATTTGATAAAAATGGCTATGCAGTTAGCTCAGGGGACGTTTCTGTTTATAACACAGCGCCTGACAGTGGCGAGTTTATAGGGGTATCGAATGAGTTTATTCACACCGGGCAGGGGTTACCCGCTCGCGCTTATTTAGATGCGCCACCAAAAGCCAAAAAAGGCTTTGCCATTTGCCGTAGCAAAGATGAATTGCAATGGGAATATAAAGCCGATCACCGGGGTGAGGTGCGCTACAGCACGATCACCGGTGAGAAAATAACGGTCACGGCGTTGGGGGAATATCCTCCAGATACTACTGACAGTGCGCCACCTAAATTTAATCAATGGGATGGTGTGCAATGGGTTCCCAATAGCGACTTGCTGGCCTCTATTGCCCGCCAGTACCGCGATGCTTTTATCATTGCCACTGATCCTATGATGGTGAGTGATTATTCCATTGATGATGTGCCACTGACCGAGGCACAGCGCAGTGAATTAACCATTATCCGCGCAGCATATCGTGCCTGGCCGACTGTTATCGGCTGGCCACTGATTGGGTTACCGGAGTTGCCGCAGTGGCTTTTGATTGAAGCGGTGAATCAGGGTTATCAGGTTCCAGTCTGGCCGGAGCTGCCAGATGTGGCGTAAATCGACGTTACGTATCCCGCCGAATCTGGCCCCGGTCAATTGCTCGACCGTTGCCGCTCACCCCTGGGCGTTTGGCGTCGGTCAGACGGAGAAATCAGGTTCATTTCTGAGTCCGGCCAATGCGATAAATGCACTCGCCAGCCGGCTGGCTGGCGCAGAAAGTAATCAAGATGTGCTGATATTACTTATCAGCGCGAAAACCCTGGCCGAGTTTATTACTTTGCTGACCGCCGCCGCCGAGGTGTTCCCGATACCGACACTGGCCCAAGTTCAACGCCGGGCTAAAGCCGCCCTGAGTTTAGATGTCAGCAAGATGCAAATCCCCGCGCGCCCAAGTGGTTTGCCGGCCAGTGCGCCGCTATCGGTTGCCACCACCCGGCTGGCATCCGGTGCGCAAGCCCTGCAAAAAGCCATCAGTGATACCGCCGCCAGCAGCAGTAGCGAGGCTATAGACACCGCCCTGACGGCATTCAAACAACAACGCGCCGAATTGCTGGCCGAGGCAAAAAATAGCCTGGAACAATTGCAAGGGGCGAGTGTGCCGCTTTGGTCGCTATCGGTGGAGGGCAACAGCCAAACGGCGATCGCCGAGATGAAAAAAGATATTCCCGACAGCCAGGCCATTTTTAGCCTGGCAATTATGTTTGTGGGCGCTGATTTGGCCCCGCTACGCGCAATGGTGGTTAATCATGGCTGATGTGGTCACGCTGGCCCTTGATGGGGAAGCAATCTTACTCAACAACATTCTGGTAACGCTTTCTATGTCAATTCAGGACAAAGACCAAAGCGGCCAGGCCAGCAGTACCAGCAAGTCAGAACAGGGCACCAAAGGCAAAGAGTTGCGGGTATCCGGGTTAATTAAATACACCAATCCCGCTATGTTGACGCGTATTTATAGCCTGGCCGAAGCCAAGAACAGCGACGGCAGCAAAAAACGTTATCGTGTCGCTCACTCACTGGCCCTGGCGGTTAAGTTTCGCGAAGCCACTTTTACCACCGGCGTGGATGCAGTCGAACAGACCAATGCTATGGCGTGGCTGGTTAATTTTACGCTGGCTGAATATTCCAGCGTGGCCGAACGTAAGGCCCAACAAGCCAGCAAGGGCGGTAAAAATGCCACCATCCAAACGGCGGGCGGTACTGCGAGTGCGTCAGATGGCGAGACAGCAGAAAGCCAGTCATGGTTTGAAAGTGTGCTGCAAAAGGTTGATAACGCTATCGGCCCAGCCGGGGGGAGTGCATGAAATCTGTTGTCACGTTGCGTATTGGCGATGATGAAATCGCCGCCCATAGCTTAAATCTGTCGCTATCACTGAGCGGGTGCGGCCTGGGGTTTATTACCGCGCTGACTGAGCAGGATTGTATCGGTAAATTGGTGCGGCTGGATTTGGGCTATAACGCCTCAATTTATCGTTGGTTAACCGGATTTGTTGAGCGTAGCGCGCCGGCTGAAAATGGCGCACAACGATTAATGGTGCGGGAGCTGGTCGGCGTGTTTGAACGTTCCTGGCCGTGCTCATTGCAACATCCCACCTTGCGCGACGTGACCGACACGGTCGGCAAAGCTACCGCCATGCGTTTTGTCTTGCCGGAAAACACCGCTTACACCGATACGCCGATCCCCCATTTCCAACACAATGGCAGCGGTAACCAACTGATGCTTAATTTAGGGCGCGCGTTCAATATTCCGGATTATGTCTGGTACCAACTGCCTGACGGCACTGTCTATGTCGGCAGTTATGCCGATTCGCGTTTTGCACAAACGCCTGTCGATATTCCGCAGGAATTCGCCCAAGGCGGCGGCGGCGGTAACAACCTGACTTTGCCGCTTATCCCGGCCATTCGTCCGGGCGTGATTGTGAATGGCCGACGCATCACCAAAGTTGATGTGAGCGACGAAATCATGACCTTGAACTGGACGCCATTAAACAGCCATGGCCAGCCGGCGCAGAAATCCCCGGAACAACGCCAGATTGAAAAGCTGTATCCAGAATTGGGCGCGGGTTTGCATTTGCCCCGCCGTGCGCGGGTAATGAGTCCGACTGATGCCGCCGAGCTGGGCGACCCGTCCGATCCATTCCGGCCACGTTATGCGGTCAATGTTCAATTGCTGGACGAGAACGGCAACGCCGCCGCCGGCACGCAGGAATATAACGCGGTACCGCTTCCCATTCCGATGGCTGGCAGTGAGGGCGGCATGTTCCAGTTCCCGCCAGAGGGGACACTGGTCGAAATCGGTTTTGCTGATGGCCGGCCAGATAAGCCGATGATTCGGCAAATACTGTCTGAGGGGCTATCGCTGCCAGCAGTCAAGCCAGGGGAGCAATTGCAACAGCAGCGCGCCGGCGTCAGTCAGCGTGTGACGGTTGATGGCAGTTGGCAACGTGATACTGACCAGGCGATCGAGGAAACCAGTAGCCGGCGCAGTGTGACCAGTGACGAGGAAAAACGTACCACCACCACCCGTAACACTACGGTAAAAGCCAACGACAGCACCACGGTGCTGGGAACTAAAACCTTGATGGCCGGCCAGGTGGTGCAACTTGCCGAGGGTGACTATTCGATAGGTACATCGGCCAACATGGTGACCAAAGTCGGCAAAGACAAAACTGACGATGTTGGCCAGAGCCAAAATATCAAGGTTGGCCAGAACCAGACAACCGATGTCGGCGGTACACTCACAGAGAAAATCACCGGCATTCGCCGCAGTGTTGCAGCCGCTCAGGAACTTATCGCGCCATCGGTGCGCATCGGTACCGACGATATTAACGTGCTGACACTGTTAACCGATACGCTGGATGTGATCCAAACCCTGGCACAACAGACCGCCAGCCATACCCACACCAACACCGACGGCCCACTGAATGCCGGCGATTTCACCGCTACCGCCAACCACACGCAAGCCTTGACGGCCAAGTACAGCCCCTTTATTGCCTAACTACCATCGAGCACAGACAGAAACGTCTGTGCTTCAGCAATGACCAAACCCTCTTGTAATACCCCACAAACGATTTAAGCCATAAAACACGCCACCATAACGCCAACAAATCGATCTCGCCACCTGCGCGCGTGGGTGAATCCCCAGCCCACATACAGAAGCACTCGCGGGACGAAATCGGCGCTACACCGCACCCGCCTGCACGATTTGGATCATAAAAATTTTGCAAAAGTTTTGAGGGGCAAACAAACCTGCCAAGCCACGCCGCTGCTGGGTTGTTGCTGTGTGAATGGTTTTGCACTGGTCGCCAACATTTGCAACAGTTTGCAAAATGTCGCGGCTATCAGCTTGCTAACCTTTTGGTTAACATCATGTTTTAAAAGGATCTCTTTTGGATTACGTGACGATCAAATAAAAGTGGTGGGGTTATTTTCATATGAATTGAAAGTATGGGAAAGCCATGTGTTGCAAGGATTGCGGGGGAGTTGTGGGTTAAAAAGTTTTTGCAATAGCGTGCGAGAAAAGATCTCGCATGGATCGTTAGGAGTGGGGAATAAACAACCCGCTTGCACTCCAGGGAAAACAGCCGCATGTCGATTCCGTGATGATTTCGCGGGCAGTAAAAAGCCCCGTGAACGAGGCTGTTTTTACTCAGAGTGGTCAATGAGTGGACATTGATAGAAATTAATCCTTTAATTTCATGGCGTTAAATCAATAAAAAACGCGCCCAAAGGCGCGTTAGATCCGAAATGAGATGGATTATACCGGCTATTGTTCCTGCTCGGATTCTTCTTCCTCTACATCTACTGACTCCAGATTAGCTTCTTTAACACTACTTGCTGCGCGACGAGCTTCACCTTTGTGTTGCACTTTATTTAATTGGCGTTCTAGTTTGGTGATCAGTTCATTAATTGCAGCATACATATCGTCATGTTTGGCACTGGCAACCAAGGGGCCCATCGGTGTACTGATTGTGGCGTCTGCAACAAATCCTTGCGGATCTTTAGACAGTACAATATGTGGGTTTATCAACTGGGCCTGCCATTTATCCAGTTTGGTGAGACGGTCTTCGACATGTTTACGGATTGCTGGGGTAATATCCATTTGTTTACTGGTGATGTTGACTGTCAT